ACATAATCCCAAAACTTGCTCATTAGTCCACGTTTATTCGCTCTCGCAGTTGCGTCATACAACATTACTTCGTCATTATCCGCTAACGTATTTTTTGATGTGTATTCAGTCCATTTTGGCATGTTGTTGCCCTCCTTTAATTATTGGTTTTGATGTTTGATCTACTAAAAAAGAGGATGATTTCTCACCCTCTTTATACCGATTTGCTTAAAATTTTTTTGATTTCTGCAAGTTCTTCTTTAATGCTTTTTAATTCCGATTTTAATTCTTCATTTTCGGATTTGAGTTCATTGATTTTCTCGTGATTGAATTTTATCATGGCGAACATGGATGGGATCATAATTCTGTAGTTCCAATCCTCTGGCTTTCCATCTGGCAAATGGTTTACTGCAATTGGAAAACGCCTTTCCATGTCCTCTGCAAGAAACATTGGCATTAACTTATCGTATCTGCTGTCGTTTTTATCAAGATATCCTTCTTTATACTTCGCCCAAACAACCTTTGTCCTATAGAGTTCTTCCAGCTCTTCTTCTTTAACTGTTGTCCGAATTGACTTATAACGCCAAGAAGATGATGGGACTTTAATAACCATTCCATCTGAATTAATACCCAAGTGTGTTCCGTCTGTAATATTTCCCATATTTTCAAGACAGAAAAAATTCGTAGCATCACCGAAACCGCTTAGTGGATTTCTGATTTTTATGCCGCCATCAATTACAAATCCGCTTCCATTTGCTTTTAGATCAACGCCATTTATGGTTACCATGTTGTTTTTTGCATCAAGTACAATGGCTCCATTTGCAGAGGTTAATTTTCCATTTGTTTTATCAATCTGCCAGTTTCCAATTTCCCCAGTTAGTGACTTTACACTTCCAGAAAATTCACCTTGGTTAAAATGAACACCTGTATTGTCAATATATCCAACCTGTGCACCACTTGCATCCAGAATGGAAAGCAATCCGTTCCCGTTATTTGAACCGCCAAGCTTCAATGTGCCGCCATGTGCATATGTGAATGAAAAATACAATTCTCCATTTTCCATGTACATGCCCTTTATTGCACCATTGTTTGTAAGCATATTGAACACTTGCTCATTTGTGTAAGCGTATTCAAGTTTTGGCATATAAATATAAGTATCATATTTTACGCTAGACCCAACTGATGATGTCAAGATTCTCAAACTGTTTAAACTATCATTTGGTAAGCTAGATAAAGTTGTTGTTACTTGCAGTCTTTGCCATTCAGTTGTAGTTTTAGCATTTAATATTGTTTTACTTCCAAGATACACATATACTTGTGTTGCAACACTAGTTTTTATCCAAAACGAAAAAGTATAATTTCCAGTAACTTTTATTGGCTTATAATTTTTCGTTCCAAATTGTGCTCCAGTTCCGTTTATTTTTATTGCATTTTTACCGCCATCTACATCCTGGACTCCATACTCATATGTATATGCATTTTGTGTAGACCAATAATCTTTAACGTTTTGTTCTGTTAGATAATACCCTTTGATTATATTGTCCGATGTAATATCTTGGACTTGTTTTATAGCTTCTTCCTGTGCTATATCAGTAACGCTTTTATCTCCTAATGTAAACTGTGAAGCTGCTATTGTTACTGCACCAGTAGTTTTGTCAATAGCAAAAGTGGTCTTTCCATTGCTATCAACAACCTTAATTCCTTTGGCTTGCACGTATTCTCCGTTTACATAGACATTTCCATTTTCATCTAAGTAAATCCCCTGTGCCTTGCCGCCATTGGTGAGTTTGTTGAAAATATCGGCTTGTGTCTGTCCATCGACAGCTGATTTTGCTGAGCTATTAGCAATCTCATTGACTGTCTTTCCTTGTAAGGAAAAAGTTTTTGGAGCTAAGATGACGTTTCCTTTGCTGTCGATTTCTAAGGTTACGTTTTTGTCATCATTAATGACTTTTAGCCCACGACCATTAATTCTCTCACCGGCAAGCAATCCAGCCAGAATATATTTTGCATTGATATATACTTTTCCGTCCTCGATGTAGATTCCCTGTTCTGTCCCGCCTTTTGTGAGTTTATTGAACACTTCATCCTGTCCAAGACTGGTATCGTAATTATCAATTGCATTTTTGATATCGTCTTTGTCTGCGTACTTGAAGTCAATCCAATCGGATGCAGTAAAGTCACCATTAATACGATTTACAAAAGAAGTTTTGAGAGAAGCCTTTCCTTCACTATTGGTCGTTACCCACAAGTCACCTTCGTAATATGGTGGTGTTGGCTGAATCATGTAAACAGATGATTTACCGTCTATCTTGTCCAACAATTCATTTGGTATGGACTGTGGTTGCCAGATGCCAGATTTGTATATCCACTGGGTGTTATCCGTGGTATTATGCCAAAGATCGCCTTCATGCTCTACCTTCTCAGATTCCCATACCAAAACAATTTCATTCCCGGATTCATCCAGAATCTTGTTTCCGTCAATATCACACCATGGATATTCCTCTGTTTTTGTCCATTTTACAGATGGATCGTTTGGCTGATACCAAGTCTCAATCTTTCCATCAATCTGTGTTTTTAAAGAATTAAGAGAATCTTTAAAAACACCATTGATAAATAAATCTAACGAACTATCATCTGTGTATTTTGAAGCTTTTTCCCAATCGGAAGAATCATAAGAGCCGCTTGCTCTGGCAACCTTACATCTCATCAAGTCACCATTAGAGCCTTGCGTCCATAAGTCTCCAATGTCATAAGGTGGCTTTGGCTGAACGACGAATGCACGCCGCTTATGATCTGCCGTATCTTGCGCTTTTTCTGCGGCGGCAAGTGCTAACGTGATATCAGTATCTTGTACCAGTTGCCACTTCCATGTTGCCCCATCTTGCATAAAACGGTAAGCATATCCTTTGGATTTCCAGTAAAATAAGTCACCCTCATGTTTCTTTCGTTCTTCGTTGGTAGTCCAACCAGAAGCCGGGATATTCTGCAAGGTTGGTTCATAGTCATAAAAAAAAGTCTCAATCTGTCCGTCGATTTGAGACTGTAAATTATTGATATCAGTTGTGTATGTATTGCTTATAAAATTATTTACTTCTTTTTCTGCTTTTTCCTTTGCAATTGCATTAACATCTTTTCCCTTGATTTGTACTGAGTCTGCATTAATAACAACCCTTCCTGTTGTTACATCAACCAGGAAAGTTGTATTTCCGTCTTTGTCAATTGCTTTAATAGTTCCTGTATTAATCCAGTCAGCATTAACGCCTGTAGCAGTAAGGATTCTGGCAATTACATCACCATCAACCGTCATACCGCCATTCCAATGTTGTCCACCATCTGTAGATACAGCCCACGCTTCTGCAGTCATTTTCCATACAATGTCAGAATCGGATAACTGCGGCTTATTATGAAGATAATAGATGTTGCTTCCGTCCGGCTGTGTTTCCACAGTAGTATATGTACCGGAAGATTCAGACAATCTTTGAGACAATTCTTCAATTGCCTTTTCTCTTGCGGTACGTTCATCTCTTAAATTCTTTTTGTTTTCTGCCTGTACTTGTTGATTAAGGCTGTATTGTTTCTGCTTATTCCTAGATACACTCTTAGCACTGCATTCAAGTTGCTCAAATGTGCCTGGATTCAAAGCAACAGAAGTTAGGAAGCTCTTGTACTGTTTCCCATTTCTGTCGGAAATCTCAATGGTGTCACCAGCTTCCCATGCAATATTGGTCAATGCGCCTGTGGTAAACGGTCTGAATTTCAGCCCCACGCACCTGTCTGCGATAATTTGACAGATTTTCTCGCCAGAGCCTTCTTGAATTAGCTTATTATCACTAATTTCGATAACATAGCCAGATTCCCCCGACTGATATGTTTTCGCTTCATTTTGAGAAGAATTTTCAACGTATTCTGTAACTTTTACACCTGTTATTTCGACATCGTACAGCCATGGTGTGAATCCATTTGTATCTATGGCTGTAATACCCTTTTGCATAACAGTTATAATCTGTGCGCCAGTTGTATCTAAGATATCTTTCCCTTCAATATCTTTCCATGGAACTTCTTCCTTATTATAAAAATCGTCTGGCACTTCATTTTTATACCAGCCAAGGCATAATCTGCCGTATGCATCTGTTTTCGCCCACTGACAGCCCATCTGTGCTATCCATGCAATTACCTGTCTGAAGGTAATACTGCTATCATCTGGTCGATTCTGAATTACGAAATCATCATTATCAAACCTTGTAGATTGTAATGTAACGCCGCAGACCTCGCAAGCATCCTGTATGATCTGTAATCTGGTTGCCGGGTATGTCAGTTTACTATCAGAATAATCACGATCAAATAATCGCATAGAATCTTCACAAGTTAGGCTAATAATAGCTGTGTTCTGATATGGTGCATCTGTTACGGTCATGGTACAGATACGGATTTTTTCAATACCAGTGGATAATTCAAGCCCGATATGGCAAACAACCCTCGCTCCGTCCCAGATGTAATCTGTGTACTTGCCAGAAAAGTTGTTGATCTGCAATGTCAGTTTATTTACGATAGCTGCGCCGATATCAAAAGAGCCGCTTTGCGATACTGCATCCTCAAATTTAAAACCATTAGACCATAAATCCTTGTCGGTAATGGATAATGTGCTTCCATCCGTGAAGGTAAAATCTGCATATTTCAGATAGTTACGATTCCCACTATTCTGTTGTTCTTTAAATTCCGTTGATAAATTTCGCATATCTTACCTCTCGATAAAATCAAAACTAAGTCCTTCCATGCGCTCATTGCCTATCCACCAACACTTAAAAGGGGACTCCCTGTCACCAACATAAAATGTTCTGGTTTCGTGCTTATTTGCAGATAGCAAGTCTGGATATGTGACCTGTATATACTCTGGATTTACTGCCTGTATAATTTTGCAAGCAGTGTCCCAGTCTGGGCCATTCCAACCTACAGACAGCTTTCGTTTCTGTCCAACTCTGTTTTTGTGCATGGTCGTATCATCTGTTCTGCCGGATTCTGATGCCGATATATCCTGTAATCCCCATGTGAAAGAAGAAGGACAGGGCATTGCTACCCCATCCACTTTTAAAAATGCTTCTGCCATATGCTAACCCTCAGAAAGGGGGATATATCCCCTTTAATTTATTTAAAGTTTCATACTATAGAAAAGAACAATGCAAAAATTTGTCCTCTTTTTTGGCAACAAAAAAGCGCCTACCCCGAAAGGTAAACGCTTTAAAAATTGCTTATTATGATTTTATATTATAGCATACGGCGAAAGTATCATTCAGTATATTATGGTATCATTCTATAATTCCTCCCAACATTCTAATCAACTTCTGTTTGCGGTTATACTTCAAAATCTCGGAAATCTGCCCCATCATATCATCCATCGTCATGTTGCTCTTCATGCTGTTGCAGCGCTTACACGCAAGTTGCAGATTCTTAATATCATTGGTGCCGCCCCGGGACAACGGCGTAATGTGGTCGATTGTCATTTTCTTGAACTTGACAGGCTTACCGCATATCGCACATTTTCCGTTGCACTTGGCGTACACGCTCTTTTTCTGAAAGTCATTGAACTGGATTCTATTTGCCATAATATCACGCTTCCCCGATTAACTGTTTGGTAAAGAGATACATTCCCTTTAATTTTGACAGGTCTTTCAAATTGATAAGATTTTCAATGATTCTCTGTCTGTACATATACTCATCCAGAAGCACTAAGCACTCGTTGTTATCTGCGTTCAGTTCGTCAATTGTTTTCTGTAATTCAGCCTTTGTCATTTTATTTTCCTCCTGTGTAATCCGCGTATCCTGTTAAAACATTCTTTCCTGTGCGTTCTCGTTGTCAATCAGTTCTTCCAGATAAATCGGTGGCTTATAATCTTCAACCAATTTTACCGCTTTCTCGCACTGTTTCCGTTTGATTGCCTTATATGTAGTCACGCCAAACTGTCGGCGCACCTCATTGTGAATATCTCTGTACAGTTTCGCTCTCAGAGAGCCATTTTTATAGGCATTGCTGGACTTTCCGCCCAAGACCTTTGTTCCTTTTGATTTCACGGCATTTGTCACCTTGTCCATCTCTACGCCAAGAAGCGGTAAATCCTGTTTGAAATCTTCCAATTCCTGTTTCACGGTGTCAACTTTCTGCTCTACCTGGGTTACTCGCTTGTCTACTACGATAACTGCCTGTAATTCTTTGGAGATTCCAGAAAGAACTGGATAATCATAGGTTCCCGTCTTTCTAATGGATGGGAGTACTTCTTTTGTAACCCACGACTTAAATTTCTTTGCGGATTCTAACTTGCTTCCGAAAATAAGGGCGTAAAGACCGGATTCGTTGATTACCGTTACATCTCTTTTCTGACCTGCAATCGTGATTTGCGATGTCAGCTTATCGTCAAAGTCTACATGCTTTCCGATAGCATCCGCAGTATTTTTATATCCAAGTGCCGTTGCTACATCTTTTCCAGCAAACCAAGGCTCTCCGTCAATCATAGTTGTTCTGATATTTCCAAATTCTGGATTATTAAAAATCTGTAATTCGTTCATATAGAAAAATCCCTCCAATTCAAGAAAAAATAGTTGACCCATGGAGGTATATTGTAGTAATATTTACATATACCTTTTTGGTGTGGGTATCCGTCAACTTTCCTAGGGCTAGCGGATACCCATTTTCAGTTATTCTCCGATTTCTTCGTCAATCTTTTCGTTTAGCCATGCGGTCTTTGTCTGACCTTTTTCTTTCAGTTTTTTATCCAATGCTTCGAGTTTTTCTCGTTTCACTGAAACACTAAACTGTCCGATAGTTTCACGACGCTTTTTAAAGTATTCGGAGCCATCTTTTCTAGCAACCACAAAATCACCTCTCTTTTAGTTGCTAGCAATATAATATAATAGTTGCTAGCAAAAGTCAACTAGATTTTCTATATTTTTGGAAATTTTATTTTTCCTCCTGTGTATCCCTGTAAAAATCTAATTATGCGATTTCTACTCTGTATGCAATCATCATTTCTTTAATCACACTAACGTAAATCTCTTTCAGCCGCTTATTCTGCATAATCACGGACAGTTTATTAATCTGGTTAGTCTGTGCCTTGGTGCATCCTCTTTCCTCGGCTCTGGAAATCGCATTTCTAAGTTGCTGATCTAATCGGCAACCAGCCCTGTCCGATAATCTGCGGTAGCTTTCGTTTCTGGCGGCGGCATATTTATTTCCGAATGAGTAAGAAAAATCATCGCTTTCAGCAATCTTTGAAATACATCTGTTTACCCACTTCTCTGTTCCAACATCGGAATCTGTTCCCTTAAAGGTATCAATGATGGTTTTCATGTTCTTCTCTTGTTGGTCTGCACGTTCCGCAAGTTTCTTCTGTTCCAGTTCAGTCTTGGCTACCTGTTGAAAAATCTGATTAAACATTTGCAGTTCCGGGGACAGTTGGTTAATGTTGATTGCTGTCTGCTTGTATTTCTCTTCCACTTGGATGAAATACTTGCGAACCTGTTTCCCTTTGTCGTTGCGTTCAAGCATTGCCATTTCTTTGGCGGTGTCAAGTTTGATGAGGTATTCAATCGTGTGTTTACTGCCTGTTACCTGCTCCTCAATTTTGGGGAGCAGGTCAAAATCTTCTTTTTCCTCGGCATCACACTCTGATAATCTTCTCTTTACCCATGTGGAAAAATCTGTCTTGACTGCTAAACTTTTATGCAAGTCTTTTCCGTACACAACTTTAATTCCTTTTTCGGTTTCATACACAGGAACTAATTCATTTTCAATAATCTTCAAATCTGCCATAAAAAATCTCCTTTCGGTGTTTACAATTACACCGAAGGGAGATATAATAACAATATCAACCACTTCGGTGTGTTGAGTGCTTAAAGGGTTCCGACTTTTCCAGGGTGCGGGAATCCTTTTTTATTTGTTTGCTTTTAACATATTCTTGATTTCGATAATTTCCTGTAAGATTTTATCCTCTTTGTCTGCACGAATATCTCCATCAATTAATCTGCGAATATAATCGTTTTTACTCACCCCCATTTCTTTTGCTTTCTCACCGACAAAATCAAGCTGTTCTTTTGTCAGTCTTAACGTAAATGTTTTAATACTCATTAGTAGCATTTCTCCTTTCTTGAAGTCATATTGACTTCTTATTTATAATATACCATGAAGTCATTTAGAAGTCAATAACATTTTCTATTTTTTTAGAAAACATATCAATCAAGGTTCTCGTCATTATAACGAACACCTTTTCGCTAAAATTTTAGTAGAATTGGCTTCCACAAAATAATGGAGCCGAAATTTCGGCGGCTTATTCACTGTCGAATTTTCGACAGTGTGCGTCTCGTCTTTTAGGAAGAGTCGCAGTTAGCCGAAGTAAAATTGACTTTGGTGATTGAAGTATCCACTTTTCCGCATGAATGCGGAGTCACTAGCCATTGTGGCGAACCTAGGACAAATTGTCCGAAATGCTAACCGTCATCAAATTGATGATAGTTCAAAATATCAATCATAGAAATAGGGTGCATCAAATTAGAAGCACCCCTATTAAAAATAAAAGGTGTCGAAATTTCTACGCCTTTTCGCCATGTATGGCTAAAACCTATATAATCCGCTCAAATTTGTGCACCTTGTAAGCATATATAGTCTGCCATAAAGACGAAATATCAATTTTTCTGTTCGTTCCTCCTAGTGAAGAACCATACTCTTCAATTTTAATGGGCAGTTTTTTTACTGACGATTCGTCATTTTGATGAATCGTTATTTTTTTCAAATTTCCTATTCCACTATTCATTTTGGAGTGGTAAAATACAGATATCATACTGATTTAGGGAGGAAAACGCATATGAAAAAATCCAAAAAGTTACTGGCAATTTTTACCATTATGTTACTGATTGTCTGTATGGCAGTTCCAGTATCGGCGGCTGGTAAAATCAACAAGAAAAAAGCCACTTTGAAAGTCGGTCAAACATTACAATTAAAAGTAACTGGAACAAAAGGAAAAGTAAAATGGACAAGTAGCAAAAAATCTGTTGCTACGGTATCTTCTAAAGGACGTGTAAAAGCGAAAAAGAAAGGTTCCGCTACAATTACCGCAAAGATTGGTAAAAAGAAATATACCTGTAAAGTTACTGTGAAAAAGGCTTCTAATGGCAATGGCGGTTTTGGTGGAAATCCAAATGCTAACAGCAGTGGTAAAAAGAATGTTGTTAGTTATCATGCAGAATCTACGCCGTATGGAGCTGTGGCAATTCTGGAAAACCATTATGACCATGCAGTTGATCTGACCGTTGAATTTATCTATTATCTGAATGGAACAATGGTCGGAGTTGATAAGGATTATAATTTTGCGTTTGCAGCACATTCAAAATGTGCACTTCAAGGCTGGAATTCTGATAAAACGTGGGATTCTTTTAAAATCAATTTGAATATTAAGAAAGCATCTTCAAGTGTTATAACAAATAACTCGGGAATTCATTATTCAGCCAATTTTGGAAATAGAAATGTAGTGGTAAAAGTAGATAACAATGGACGGAAAAATGCGTTTACCACTATTGCAATTGTATTTTATAAAAATGGTAGGATAGTGGGGTATGATGATCGTAATGCTGATGTAAAAAATCCAGGATCGACAGCTTATCTCGAATTTGATTTTCCATTTGATAGGAATTTCGAGGATATCATACCAGATAAATTTGAAGTATATGTAAATGATTCGTATACATATAGCTGGATGAATTAAGATAAAAGGCTAGGGAGAAATCCCTAGCCGATTTTTTCTACTTATCGTATGTTCTATGTTCAAACATTACTTTTGTTCCAAATATATCTATATCATTTGCGCCTGTATATAACTCTTCGTATGTTCCATTCTGGTTATCTTCTGTTTCGTAAGTAAACTGAGTTATAAATTTATATGATACGTTATTCAATTCGTATTCTCCGCTGACTTCTGCTAAGCCATTGCAAGCTTTGAATGTGCATTTACTCTCATTTTCAGTTCCGATATTCAATGAAATGGATTTATCCAACTCGCTTTGTAATATTTCTTGCGTTATCCTCATAAGGAAAGTACGTTCTTCATCAGAAAGTTCGTTTTCGGTTTTTATTATCCAAGGAAATCTCATTGATAAAGGATGATCGCTTGAGCTATTTATTTTCGTTCCACTTTTTGTATCATAGACATTAGTTGACAATAAAAAACCAACATTTGAACTAATACCTATGCTACAAATAGTGGTATAGTCAAACCATTCCTGTGAAGACATATTCGCAAAAATTTCATCCATTTCCATAAAACTGACATTTACTTTAAATAAATCAGTTCTGACGATAAGTGTTTTATATTCCGTCCCTTCCGAATCTTTTCCACTGTATTCTTCTGTATAAAATGCATTATCATCATTTTCATACTGTTGCAAAAATGTATTTACATCATCAATACTTGCTTTTACTGCGATAGGTGAAAAACATTCACATATTATTAATGTTGACGCAACAATAACTCTTTTCACTTTCTTCATACACTCATACCTCCCAATAATTGATACCCATATTGTACCACTTTGGGACGCATTCTGAAAGCTTTATTTCGCTTTTCTATCAATTTCCGCAGTTACGGCAAACAAAAGAGCTTCGGCAAATTTTGCGCCAACCGAATCGGAGTATTTATCGTGAATCTGGCTTGCTTCCATGGTGAGATTTTCCCACTGCGAAATATCGTCCTTTGAGATAAAGGCATACTTCTTGTGGAGGTTCCATATTTCCTGCCAGATGGAAAAATAAGTCTGCTTAAAGTCCATCAGCGTAAAGCACTCCATGATATTTCTCGAACCTATGCTCTTGCTTTATTTCTGGGTATTTGTTCCAATCTGCCTTGCTATAAAACATCTTTGTTGGCCTGGCAAATAGTTCCTTACCGCCATACAAAGCTCTGTATACTACCAAGTCTTCCCCTGTTTCTGTATGTCTGGCATATCCGATAAACTTATACAAATACTCGTTGTTGCGTGGCTCCTTGATGGTTTCTCTCTTAAAGTGCTGTACAATGTCTCCTGGTTCAAATAATGGTCTATACATTTTCTTTCTCCTCCTCACCCAGCTAAAAGAATATCTCCAGGATTAACTTCATGGAGTTTTGTTATCTCAACATCTTTCTTACTCTCCCCTTCCCAAATCAAGCCAAGGCTCAGAGCGATTCCTTTAGCTTCGTTTTCACTTCTGGCGCATACAAGCACATCATTAATACCCATATCGCATTCTATTCTCTTTGTTCTTGAAACCAAGTAAAGATTCCCGTTTATTTCCATGCTAACGTCCTCCATAATTTGTTGACTTCTTCGCCCGAAAATCAATTTTATTGGCTTATGCCTATATTTTATAGTGTGAGTGGTTTTGTAGCGGATCCGGTTATTTTATCGCAGTAATTCTTTATCAATAATCTGGAAATTTGCCCTGTGGATATAAAGAGCTTTTCCGTCAATCATTAACTTTGTCATTTTAGGTAGATCATCCGGGATTTTCCAGAACACCTCGTCACCAGAATATGCGGCTATTGGTTGTCCAAGTTGGGATTTAATTACTACAACCCTAGATTTCCCAAAATAATTTTTATAATAATTCACAATCCCGGCTATGTATGCATTCTCTGAAATCTTCCCGGTTGAATGGCTGGTAATATCTTCCTGGGTAAAATCAACCTCCGGCTTCAATCCTTTTTGCTCAAAAATACAAGTATCACCACAACTTTCAATTTCTTTACCGTCTATCAGAATTGTAATGACGGAAGATACATCATAGCTGGTTGTTTCGTTACCCTCGCTATCGTAGCCCTTAGATTTCGTTTTATTCCCGGAAATATTAATCTTGTCCCCAGTGGTGGTCATAACCTTTTTGCCGTAGTTATCGTAGGTATAGATTGTGTAGCTGTTTCCAGAAAGATTTCCTTTCACGTCATTCATGTAATCGTCATTCGCTGCACAGCCTGTTAGCCCTGTGATAATGCAAATAAAGGTAATTATCGCCAGTAGTGTTTTGATTCTTTTCATGGTTTTTGTCCTCCCTCATATGTCTCATAATCAATCGTCCCCAGATCACCGTACACATCTGGGTAATAGATTCCAACCCAAAAGTTATCTTCCATTGCTTTGTAGTAAGTTACTTTTACATTCCATCTCTGTACCTCGTCAATAATTTCTTTGTTAAGAAGTCCGAATTGATCTCGGCAAGCTTCACTTTCCAGTTTGTAAGTCAATGCTTTGTATTTCTCGGCATTTGCCTGTCTGGTGGCGGTAACCGTAGTCTGGCTTATTGCTAAAAGCAATCCAGCGATCAAAAGATATACCGCACCGATAAAAGCCACTGCTACGCCCAAAACAAGCACGGTTGCGCTCACATTCGAATACTCATATTCGTAGCTTAAAGATTCTCCTATTCTATTTGCAATCAGAATAACAACGCCGACTGCAAAAATGATTATTGATAGCCAAAATATCATAGTGTGTCCTCCCTGTCCTCAATTTTCATTAACAAATTTTTCCGTATGTAGCCAGACATGAAATGCGAATAATGGTGATCCGTGTACTCACTAAATGAAGTGCCAAAGTATTCATCAATCACTTTCATATATGTTTCAATCTCAACATTCTGGAAGTAATCTGGATTTGGCCCGAATCCAAACTTGTCCAGGATATTATCCAAAGCGTCTTGATTGATTTTTGTGTGTGGTTTTCTGGTTCGTTCTTCGTACCTCTTGAAGAAATACTTCGATACTACCAGGAAGCGGTTGGTTGTATATGGGCTTGTCGTATATCCCAATTCTTCAAGCCGTACTGAAACCTGGTTCTTGAATGCAGACCAGTTAAAAGATTTACGGTCTATTGGAATATACTGGATGTTATCCTCAGTCAACATATTTTTGATATGTTGAGAATTGAACCACTCGTTAGAGTGGTATGCATTTTTCTTTTCTTCTTTTAACTCCGTAGGAGATGTAGTATCTGGTATAGTAGTTTCTGAATGATAATCTTTGAAAGTATTCTCTGGTAATGCTTCCCCCGAACTGTCTTTGTGCATTTCGTCATTTTGTCTATGCCTTTCGTCATTCTGTCCAGATGCACATTGGCTATTTGTCTTTGGGTTTTCCTTTACTATACCATTTAATATGTTTTCAAGAACATCTTCATTGATGGAATACCATTTTGTACGGTCTCTTTGGTCTTTATTATAATTTCCAGTGATAACAATTCCGGAAGAAATTAAACTTTTAAAAGCTCTTTCTATAGTTTTTGTAGACCACCATGGGAAATTATTCTTTTGCCATTCTTCCATCGTGTTAAAAGTCCAATATCTTCCATCATAATAATTTCTTTGCAATTTTTCATTTATTTCAAGCCAGTAATAAATTTGGCGTAAAACAATGGCTTCATTTAGCCCTAATTTTACTGCTAAATCTGGTTTGATGATAACGCTTTCTTTGCTGGATAAAAAAAGATCTGATAATTTACCTTTCATATTAGATAACCTCCTTGTTGGTCGTAGGCACTCTCCGTATTGTGCCAGAATCCTTGATTTATAAAAACAGTGGACAGGCGTATCAAGGTTTACGCTTTTCGGGAGCTACCCTAGACCACTGAATTTACCGAATTATTTTTCAAGAGTTACATAACCGAGTTTTTCTAACTCATTTATCGCATTATCAATAACATTTATTTTTTCTTTTGAAAGATCATATAATTCCTTTACATTGAAATTATCTTTGTCAACACTCATCATCAAAGCATATATTCCCTTTGCTTCAAGGGAAATATTTCTATTATGAAGCACTTCTTTGCTTACTACACAATAATTTTTATATGACATTTTTGCTTTCCCTCCCCATTGTAAGGTTCCATTTTAAATCGAACCTTTCCAGACCTCATTTTAAATGCGGGCTGTCTAAAAATTCAAAATTATGCCGCAATTTTATTAATTCCTTTATTCAGAATAAATTCTTTTATTTCGTTATATCCCCATCCATATCCGACTAATGCGCTCACAAGCATTTCTGCGTTCTGAACTTTCACCAACTCTTCTTCTGAAAAATAATCTCTCATACTTTCTTTTTTTGTGATTCCGAATTCCTCTCTCAGTTGCTTGGCGTTTTTGCCAAATATGGACTTGTAAATAACGTCTGTATATGTAGAATAGGCATGTCCGTGCATTCTTTCATTTTCAGAAGATTGCTGGATTGCCTTTGTCAATGCCTGTCTTACTGCTATTCCTTTAGCTCGTTCAAGTTCTGCTGCACGCTGCTTTTTAAAAGCAATTTTTAAGGATTGTTCGCAACCAATAAAATAGTTTCTTGCTTGTTCTCCTCTTTCAGATTTTGATAGCATTGAAAGTTTTTTGGCGAAATGGGCAGTTATCTTATAATCAACAGTTTTATTACCCTCGACATAAATGTCGAACCCCCAATAGTCTTCATTTTCTACCGCAAATGAATTGTCGATAATATTTGTTTTCGCCCATCTTGAAAATTGTCCCTGTGCAAGTCCTAAAAATGAATATAGTTTTCTTGCAGTAGTCATGCCTTCTTCGTCAATCCCAAGTGCAATCTCAATAGGTGTCTGTTCACTTGTTATCAAAACTTCATTTTCCATTCTCCATTCCTCCTTATATTGATGGATAAAATAAAAAGAGCCGCCAAGTAAGATAAAAATTCCTCAAAATCGAGAAATATTAATTTCTTCTTAGCGGCTCAAAAATCAAGACCGTGTGTACTTCTTCATTGAAGAAATTATACCACACAATCAGTCAAAAATCAATATGCCGGGGATGGTTTGAAACGGCTATCCGTATCATTCTGGGCTTTTGTTACTGCTTTTGCAATCTCGCTTCCATCCAGAATAATGCTGTTCATAATGTACTGCGGATTCTTGTTTCCGCTGTTCATACTCATTGCCATTGCAACTCCTTGTGCTACTGCTTTTGCCATTTCTTCTTTTGTAAGTCCCATGCTTCCGTCTGAGCTGGAAACAATGCTGTCTGCGATCTTCTTCATTGTTCGTGGATTTTCCAGAGGAAGAACGGCTTCGGAACCGGCTTCACCGATGCCGATTACCTGTGCACCATTGAAAAGACCACCTTTCGCGCACCAATCAACACTAGAGTTCCATCTCCATTTGTGGGTATTACCCTCTTGCCAGTTAGTATAATTCATTTGCAAATGTGGCGTTTTTATATGAACAGATTCTATTCCACGTTTAAAATCATTCATCGCATTTAGCCCAACAGAATAGAGTCCCGAAAAATTTCCATTAATAGTTTTTCTGATTGAAGAAAAAACTCTTGCAACAGACGACATATTATTTTCGGCATAAGTAAGCATTTTGCCAGTTTCCGTGTCAACTTTTCCAGAAGCCTTTTCCCAAATCTGGTTTGTATTGATAAGGACAGAAGACCAATAACTTTGGATGGTTGTCATAACCTTACCCATTACATCTTTGGTATCAGTGTCCATGGTTCCGAGGGCTGTCGATACAGCACTTGCAGAATTTTCCCAATTGGTTTTAGAGTTGGTTTCAACATCATCATTCGTGTTCTTTATCTTCGACCAAATAGAAGGCATTGTGCTTTCTGTGCTTTTTTTCATTCCAGCCATTGCCGTGCTTACAGCAGTATTTGCGAGACCAAAACCAGTTTTTGTCTTGGATGATACGGATTCAGATGCTGTTGCAACTGATTTGCTCATTGTTGATGAAGCCTTCGGAACATCTTCTGAAAAAGCTTTTATAACTTTTCTTGTGTCAATTCCCATCTCTGCCATTTTATCCATCAATGCTTGGAATGCGGCTCTAGCTGTTGCACCAGATGATTCTTGCTGTTGAAGGACAGTACTTAATTCATCAAACTGCGTTGGAGTGATTACTGCTTGATCTGAAAGTCTTTCCAGTGCAGATTTCGCATTATCAAATTCTGTCCCCATCGTACCGATATATTCATTAATATTGCTTACATGAGAATTTGTGGCAGTATCGGATTCCTCCATTGCTTGTTTTAATGCTTGCTTAAATGTATCAGAAGAAATTCCAAGATTTTCAAGTGTTGTTTCTACGGTTTGGAGCTGTCCATCAAAATCAAATGCATTATCTTTCACATTTTTTAAATCACCTCCAAGTCCTATAAGTTTATCGCCAGAGATTCCAGTTTGTTCTTCGATGATTTTCAATGCTTTTCTAACAACTTCAAAATCGTTGAATGCGTCAGCTGTGGAATCTTTAAAGTCCATAGCTTTTTTTACCTGTCCAAGACCTTCCACGACAAATGCAGTCGCACCCAAATTGGTTGCGTATCCCCAAAATCCTTGGAATTGTCCGCCAGCTGTTTGTGCAACATCACCGAGATTTTTTATCTTTTCTGCAAGTGTAGTAAACCCGCCATTTCCCGCTGTTTCCGCTGCTCCACCAATATCACCGATGATAGTAGGAAGAGAAGATGCGGTATCAAGTGGGAAATTTAAAAGTTTTGAAGCTAATGAACCGATTCCACTTGCAAAGGAAAAGATTTTGGTGGCAATATCCTTGGCTATTTTGATTGTAAACAATGTTCCAAATGCTGCACCAACTTGTTTTATAAATTCTGGATCAACTCCACTTAATTTTTCAGCCAGCCAATTAATAGCATTTGCAATACCGTTAATTAAGTCCGCTCCAATATTAATTATTCCTTCAAGCCCGGTAATCAACGCATCTGCAAATCCCTCTGCAAATGGTTGGAATGCAGACCATAAATTTCCAAGAGCAGTTCCAACAGCATTCCAATCAACCTTATCAATAAAATTCTGTATTGAGGTTTTTACACGGTCAATACTGCTCCAAATCCAATCCCAATCAACATCAATAATCCCAAAATTATCAAGTGCGGTTACAATTCCGGCTAATCCAAGTGCCATCGACGCATAAGGATGTTTTGCCAATAAAGCAAGTCCTTTTCCTAATGGGCTGTCTTTTCCAATGATTCCACCAATAAAGGTTAATCCTTTGAATCCAAGGATTGCAATGGAGATTTGTCCAAGTCCTTTTCCAATTGCCTGTGCAGTTTCCGGGCTGATATTTTTTATTGCATCAGCAATAGAGTTTAATCCTCCAGGAAGTGTTGTATTGATGAAATTTTCTCCAACATCAAGTAAATCTTTGAAGAAGTCAACAATTCCCTGTCCAACATTTTGTGCAAATGGCGCAAGTGCATCCCAGAAGTTTTTCAATGCCGAATTAAGTTCGTCCCAGTGAATGTTGTTTCCAAAATTTGTTAATGCGTCAACAAGTTCCGGAATTGCACTATTCATTGTCCATGTACCTACCGGCACTAAGAATTTCTCATAGAAATCCATGAGACCAGTCCAAACAAATTTTGTTGGTTTTTGAAGCATTGTAAAGAAACTGGAAAGCGAGCTATTCAGTTTACCCCAATTGATTTTATTCAGTAAATCATTTGTGATGGTAAAGAAACGCGGAAGCCCGGAATTGTCAGATAACATCCATAATCCAATTGGTTTCAGATAATTGTTCCACAAATCTTTCAGCGCTGTAATGGAGAAGCTTCCAAGTTTGCTAAGTCCTTCGCTGTACAGTTTCTTGATTGATTCTGTGGTTGGTTTAGCTGCTTTTCTTATATTTTTAAATGCTTTGACGATTTTATCTGATACAGACTGCGCTTTATTTTCTACATTTGAAAATGCTTCGTCCCATGCTTTTTGGTACTCAGATAATGCCTTATCAAGAGCGTCATCCAACTCTGGTATATGTGTGCTCAACCCTCCTGCATTTCCAGATGTTCCGCTTGTATCAGAATTTTTATTATCATTAAGCTGATTTAATTCATCAAATGAAAGTACAGAAAGAGTTTTTTGCAATTTTTTTGCATTGTCGTTTGCGTTGTCTAATCCAGAAGCGGTATCGTTTGTATTGTCTGCAATATCCCCCATATCAACTGAAGCTTTTCCGGTTGAAGACACATAATCTGACAGCTTAATACCGAGTAGCTTTGCAAGCCAAGAAAAAGCTCTTTCCAAAGCCATAACAAGACCGTTAATATATGGAAGTACTTTTGCAACAATAGGGAGAAACAATGTTCCGATACTTCTACCAAGTGCTTCAAAATTAGATTTCAACATACGAACCTGGTTGGCTGGTTGATTAATCGTTGAAGCCAAATCAGCCCATGCATATTTAGAACTATTTAATATTGTAATTGTTCTTAATATAGCTTTATCTGACTGACTTAGACTTGATACAGTAGCGTCAATTCCAAGGTTATAAAGTTCCTGTTGTAAATTTGCTACACGGATATTAATACCATATTTATCAAGTGCCCTGCTCATTCCAGTTATGCCGGAAGCCATATCGTTCCAAACATCGTTGAATTCAAGATTTTTTACAGAAGCAAGGTCTGCCCCGATTTCTGTTAAAGCTTGTGAAACCTTAGTTGATGCATCTGCTGTTGCCCCCATGGATGATGCCATCTGCGCATAGGTAGCTTGATAATTCATGGTGTCATTTGGATTAAGACCTAGACTGCCACCAGATATACGTGTCAAATCACCTGCATCTGAAATCTCAAATCCAGTCATTTTTTTGGTTAATTCTTTTGTCCTTTTTTCGAATGAACCAATATATTCTTCTGCTGATTTAGCACCAACTTCTTTCCATTTGCTCACATCCAATCCATCTGTAACCTGGTCGAATGCAGAATTGAAATAGTTCAATGTTTCAACATAATTAGATGCGGAAGATATTGATTTCCATACAGCTGTAATTATTCTTTTTAATGTAAAAAACTTAAAGTATAAACTTGCAATTTGTGATGTAAGATTTCCCGCTTTTTTTGAGGCTTTTTCAGCTGTATTTCCAAAACTGGATAGACTAGAACTTGCGCCTCTTATTGCTGAACTAATTTTTCCTCCAATTCTGCTTAAACCACTTGAGGAAGAAGAAAGCCTTGAAAATGAGTTTGCCATGGAATTTGTAGCAGAATTTACCTTTCCTCCAGCATTAGCCAACTTTGCTAGTGCTTCCGTCATGCGGATTGTGTCATCACTGATTTTAGGTGCAGTTTTCATCACATCAAAGAAAGATAATACTTCCTTTGCTAGTGCTCCAAGTTGGCTTGATGTTTGTCCGATTTTATTCCCAGAACTTGCCAATTGTGCAATAGACTGAACTAACCTATTTACAGGTTCAGATATATCGCCAACGCTCGTAAAACTCTCTACAATTGATTTAAGATTTCTTCCAAGCCCAGGCAATTCAGCGGATACATTCGCAATATATTCACCGGAATTGGCTAATCTAGCCATTGAATTGACAAAACGATTAACGCCGGAAGATATATCTGGAATCTCTGCCAAATTGCTTAATTGATGGATTATTTCTCCAAGTTTCCCAGAATCAAATCCGCTAACATCAACCTGGCTAAGCCTGTTGATTGAGTTGATAACTGCATTCAGACCAGAACCTTTATAATCTACTCCACCCATTGTCTTTATGGAATTTGAGAATTTTCCAATTCCATCAGCAATGCTTGTCATTTTCCCTATATCAAGTTCTTTTAGTTTTCCAAGTTCCCTTACACAACTACGTAATCCGTTTGTATTAACTCCGCTTAATGCGGAATTAACTTCTGTGAGTTTATTTGAAAGATTAGTCAGCGCACGTACTGCTTTTTCTGTACTACTGCTAATCTGTATATCAAGGGTATCAATGGTATTGTCAGCCATTTTATTTATCCCTCCTTTTTTACAAAAAAATAAAGGGCAGACAAGAGTGTTAATCCTGCCTGCCCTTTTCATGGTTAAGCTCAAAGTTCGCCTGCATGAGTTGCAAGCTTGCCAAAAGTGCGTTTCTCTGTTTTTTCTTTTCTTCTTCGGAAAGTATACCTTCCTGTTTACGTTTTTCTTCCTCTGCTGATTCCAGTAAAGGTTTCTTCAAATACTCTGCCTTGCATTTTTTTCCCATTAAAGCATTTGCAACAGCTGTGAATGTGGCTGATGTCTCATAAATGCCTGCTTGCCAAAGCTCGGCGTCTCTTCTCTTTTGCCGTATCTTTTCAGCTTCGAGATAAGGTTTTAATTCAGCTGGTGTAGAATCCATAAATTCTTCTTTAGATACGCCAATAGAGAGGTATAAAGGAAGAATCTCTTGGTAAACAACTTCTCGAAATGTTAATTTTTCTTTTTGTGATCCTGTGGAATCTTCGTTGCGTTCTTCTCCACTGCCTGTGCTTCTGCTACTGCATTCAGCAGACCGGATAAAAAACCATTTTTCTCCAATTCTTTATCAAGAAGTTGGTATAAATCAAATCCGCTTTTAGGATTTTCCTCGGTTCCTTCATCTTCGTAATCATCCAAAAGGTCACAGACTTTATCAAGAACAGCTTTTTTTTCAGAATCACTTTCATACCCAAACTCATCCTTGTGCTTCTTTTGAAGTCCGGCAAGAAGCAGTTCCGGAAGAAGAGAAATCATCTTCTGAAGGCTTCTCTCTTTTCCGTCTGTAATTCCCTGTACCTTGTCCAGCACATCTGTTTTTGTAAGAAGTCCATATCCAAATACAACCTTATACTCTTTTCCGTGTACATTAAAAGTTACCATTTTATAATCCTCCCAATATGTTTTTAGCTAAGTGCCATTGCGCCTGTGGAATCTGCTACTGCTTTTGCGGTGTCTAAAGCCTGTGTAAGTTCTTCGGAAACGACTTTTGTATCAAGGCCTTTATATTCCTGAATAATGAGAGACAGCGGAATTGTTGCTGCTTCATTCTGTCCAATATCAGACAATGGAATATTTTTTCCAGGGTCTGCGATAACAAAAAATGCATCAGCGAGGTCTGGAAATACAACTTCAAACCAAACTCTAAATCCTTTTGGCTTTCCTGTTGCCGCATCAGTCATAAGCTTCTTTAATGCTGTGATAACATCGGTGTTAAGATTGAAGGTTACGTCCCAAGTACCACCAGTATCCTGTCTACCGGACGCATACTGTGTAATGAAGTCTTCAAGAGCTGATACGTCAATCTGCTCTGTGTCAAGGGAAATTCCACCAATGGAACTACATCTTTTTAACCAGGTAAATGCAGTTGGCTTTGTTCCTTTAGCGGTTTCAACACCGTAATGAAAAGTTACGCCAAGTGTTGTTAAATCTGCCATTTTAATAGGCTCCTTTCTTTAATTTAAGTTTTATGCACGTAACCCTGTGCCGGGAGATAGCGGATCACCGCCTTTCTACTCTTCTTTTCCAGACTGCTTAATAAGCTGATTTACATAAGTACTTAATCCAGCAACGATAATTCCTTGTGTAATTGCAGTAAACAGCGCCATTGCAGCTTCCTGTGAACCGGAAACTGTAGATGTTGCAAAAACATAAAGACCGCAAATTAACACACCAAGAATTCCTAAAATCATTGGAATAAATTTGTCAGAAATATTCTCTGACTTTTTAATCATTGCCCCGATAAAATAAAGAACTACAACGACAATAAGTAATTCTGGCTTTACATAACTTAAAATCTGATCCATAATCTCACCTCGCTTTCGTTTTAAGCATAAAAAAAGAACGTCTATGCGTTCATTGGTTTCAAAGTAATTTTCCTGTATATATCCGGCTGTATCGGCTCACAAGCTTTTTGATTCCACTGTCACCAAAAAACATAGGTTCCGGGCCATATGTACGACGGAATCCCATGCTCACCATAGCTTTGTGACTTATCTTGTCCAATTCATACAATCTGGTTAATGCTTTACTCCCAGATGTGAAGCAATTTACTTGAAATGATGGCATTGTTGCGCATTCATCCCCTTCAAGGTCACCTCTCGTAATTGGATTTCCAAGCATATAAAGCTGTGCATATGCTTTTTTGCCAGAAGTATTTGTCTCGCTCCCATCCATGGAATAATTGTCTGCGCCAGTAATCTTAGAAACAGCCGCTCCCCACCTTGAAAAAACTTCCAATACAGGGGATTCTATTGTGTCCGGCATATCTGTCACCTCACAATAAAAAATGCGCCCACCTTTATGGTGAACGCATTGCATGTTATGCTACAATTTAACACTGTAATCATAACATAATTGGTTAGTATCATTCAGTATATTATGGTATCTTCTTTAAGAAGAGAATACCTCTTTGGCAATTTTGCGAACAGCAATAATAACGGCTTGTTCTGCGTGATACATAGGCATGTACGCTCTATTTCCATATGAATGGCGTGTTTCTCCACTTCTTTCGTCCGTATACCACCATCCATAAGGTGAAAACGCATGGGTTTGTCCGGGGTATGTACCTACTCCGTATTCAGAACCAGATGGCAGAGGGTAATTGTTTGAACCATATGTGATACCAGCTGAAAATTCAATGAATAACACTTTATCACCAGACAGTCTAACAGATGCACCTGTAATGTCACCGTTCTTATTATAGATTATCTCGGTGTAGTATGAACCTTTCTCTTCGTCCGGGATGGATTCCATTGTGGTCTGAATTACTTGTAATCCCTCTTCGCACAATCTCTTAACAAAAAGCTCGTTCTTTCTTTGTAAATCTTTCTGGTATGCCTTTAATTCATTAATTGCATTACGAATTGATTTCTGCGATAAGGTACACTTTATCGTCTTACCCATCTTCATTCCCTCTCTTGGAAATTCCGTATCTAGCAATATTGCCTTTTTGTGTGTCTAAAATCTTCTTTAGCGTGTAATCTGGCAATACTGTAAGTTCTCCATTTTCATTCAAAATAAGGCTTCCGTCCTCGCTTATTTGTGGAATTCTATCTATCCAAAATATGTCCGCTTCCTGTGGATGAAAATTTCGATTAAAGCTTGTAATATACCTGTCATAATCTGGCACTATTCCAGCTGCAATTTCTTCTGGTGTTCCAGCTGTAGATGATACGGAAAAAGAGAACAAAACTGGTTTCTCATAAACTTTAATGCGGTCTAATCCTTGTGTTTTTTCAGTAATTCGTGACCAATATACCTTTTGCTTTTGACGGACTAATCCTCTCATATTTCCTCTCTTTCTTAAATTTGGTTGCTTAACTAAAATTCCCGTCGAAAAAGCTTGATTTTTCAACGGTTTTCGCCACTAATTAACTAAATAAAACGTGCCAAAACACACCTAAATGCGTTATAATATCGGGAGGAGGTGATTACTATGGCAAGACCAAGAAAAGATCCTTCCGAAAAAGCCATCAAGCAATCCATTTCGATCAAGGCTGATCTGCTTCCTCATTTGGAGCACTACTGCCAGAAGGAAGAGAGAACTATGTCCTGGGTGATTGATAAGGCGCTGCGTGAGTGGCTTCGCGAAAGGGGAGAGGATGTATAATCCTCTTCTCTTTTGGTATGTTTTGGTAGGTATATAACTCAACTAAAGCCCTCTTTAATTAATTAGTTTATGCAAAAAAGCTCCTTGCTTTATGGACGCTTTATAATCATTTAAGATAAGCTGGTCTGTTAAGTATTTACTAGCATAGTCTCTGGCAGATAACACCTCAATCTCTCCTTTTTTGACTTTTTGTGCGATATACTCAATAAATTTTTTAAAGTTAGATTCTGACAAGTCAGATGTATCACTCATGTTGTGAGTATAAAAGCAAACACCGCATTTATTTAATATAGCCTTTTCAACGTATGCTTTACAGTTGTCTATACTTGCATTTGTTAGGTAGTTAGCGCCCGTTCTATATTGTGTCCTTGACCTTATATAATTCTCACCGTTGATAAAGCAGCGCTGCATTAAAAACCCCAATTCTTTACAAGCTTCAGTAATATATTCCGCACTGTTGTTATCGGGTGTATTGTACATTACAGGATTGAAGATACCCATATTTTCCTTTTGTTTCAGTCCAGCACTAATTGCGGCTTTCCAACTGTCTTTTGTATTTCCTCTATCACCAATAGTACCATATAAAGCCCAATCCCATCCATTTTCCAGCATTTCATCAAATTGATTTCTTGTTAGCCCATCAGAGATATTATAATCACTTGTTTGAGTATCGAGACAAAATGTTGCGTTCAATCCAAGTGGTTTCATGATTTGATATTTTTGCCAACTATCGGAATACCAATCAAATGAAAATATTACAAAAGGTTTTTCAAACTCAGAATATGCTGTAAACGGTAATTTATTAAAATAAAGTTCATAATGCGATTCTACTAATTTTACTCTGTCGCTTTCTGACATATTGTAATAATCTAATGGAGATTCTGTTATATCAAAAAAGCCAATTTTATAAAATCCTGCATTAAATTCTGCATATGCCACTCCGTTAATTTCGGTAAACTTTTTTAAAATATACTCATCTCCATTTTTGGAAAACTCGCACACATTAAATTTGTAACCACTATCTTTTGATACAAGTTTAAATGATGTCGGAATATTCAAAATTTTTGTTTTACCAACAGAAGCAGCATTTGTAATATTAGAAATCGTACCATCGCTATTAATTCCTTGCTGTTCCCACTTAGCATCAAAAGCCCCCATTTTTGCATATCCGTTAGGTAAAGCTTTATCTAAATCTTCCTTTAGCGAATCAATAGCTTCTCCCGTTGCTTTTGCTTCGGCAAGCCCACCTTCTATAGTCAATGTAGTGTCTGGCTGTGATACACTCTGAATGTCCTTAATAGCTTGTTCTTTTGCGGAATTTACATTTTGAACAGCTTCCGCAGATATGTTTTTAGTAAGCTCCAAAAGCTGATTTATAACATCTTTTTCTTCCTGTCCTATCTGTGGTTGATCAATCTCGATACCCTCTAGCACTGGTACTTCCGCTATTGCGGTATTCCATTCAACACTAATATTTGAATCGGAATCCGTTTTAACAGCGCAAACAATAAAACGTACCGTTCCCATATACCTTGCTGCATTTCTTCCAATCAACCAAGAAAAAGTTACATTTTCGCCATCTACAGCTACATCATCACAAATGTATTGGTCTTTGATAGAAACATTAAAATCCACACTGCTTACGTTTTCGAAGTTAATTCTGACTGAAAATTTGGATAAATCAAGATTATCTCCTACAATTTTGGGACATGAAAATTTAATACGTTCTGCATTCTTGTCAGATTGTACTCCCCCAACTACGATTGTAGAGGGCACGAAAATAACCCTTGTCTTAGCATCAATCGTGCATATATCGGATTGTTCAGAAAGCAAATTAACATCTTCTTTTGCGCTCATAAGTAAATCAAGTGCTGTTGCCATGTTCTACCCCCTCTGTGATACTTTGGTTTTACCAGTAGTTATAATGTATTTTCCGTTATCTTTCACTCCGGTGACAGATACAGAAAAATAATCCCAAGTAAGGGCTTCTGGCGGAATTTCACATTGATTGTTTTCCAGTATTACTGGGTATTCTCTTTCCATTCTCCAAAATGAAGCAGCTGTTTTACATCCGTTCCACTCTGGTGAAAAGATAAACAATGCTTTAAGATATCCAGTCGTGCCCTTTACCAGTCCAGAGAAATCACACTTGGGATCTGGATAAATTCTTTGATTATTTACAATAAATCTTAATACTCTCATGCAATCATCCTTTCCATTCCAACAGGCGAAACGTATGTAAATTTGTTTCCCAAAATATCTCTGGCCGTGCCAATCGCGAAATGGCTGTAGTCTGCCAGAATATTGCATACAAATTCCTCTGCGTCCACCCAATATCGTTTCTTAATCATACGGTGAAGCTCTGGCAGTAGACCATAGCTGAACATCACGCAATGCCCTAATTCGTGGATAAATACACGGTTCAGAAGTTCTCCATACAAGTTGCTTGCCGGATATGCAGGAACCGGAAGCGGTGCAGTGCGTCTGAGAATTTCTGCTGTATTTGCGTTCATAGCCGCCTGTAATACCGCATTCTGGTCGGACTGTGAAGCCGCCAGTTTAAGTGCCTGATTCTCTGCTCTGAGGTCTGCTGTCTCTTTCTGGCAAAGATAATCAAGGATTGCTCTTGTGTTGCTGTTCTGATTTTCCAGAAGGTCTCTGGTGTTGTTGTTCATTGTGTTCTGGAGAGCACAAGTGTTGGTAGCCAGGTTATAGTTGATACCCTGGATAGCTTCTCTGGTCTCGCAGCAACAATTTGCTAACTGAGACTGTAATGCATTGGTATTCTGCATACCGGCTACAGTATCAGCATTGATTGCCTGCTGAACGCCGTTGAAGCCTTGAAGCATTCCAACGTTCACGCCATTGAAGCCACTCTGCATGGTATTGTTAAGCGCATATGTGCTATCGCAAATACCCTGCTGAATACCTCTGATACCATTCTGAATATCATTCAGAGCAAAGCTCTCATTGATATCCGCTCTGGTTGCCCATCCTTGGAAACCTGCACCATTTGTACCGTTTCCACCATTGCCGCCCCAGCCGCCAAAGCCGCCGAAACCGCCCCAGCCAAAGATTGCGAAAATAAGGACAAGCCAAATAAGGGAAAAACCATCGCCGCCCCACATGTCGTTTGCACGGTTATTAGAGCCTGTAGCGGCTGCAATGTCGCTAAGACTATAATTTGAACCATTCATCATGTTTTTAGTCTCCTTAAATTTTATTTACAATAGGAGACATCCGCGGCTGTCATCCCAAATTGTAGCGATTCTAAATCACCCAATTATGGGGAAGTTATTTCATCCCTAAAAATTTTTCTAAAATTCCTTCGGGAGAAAAATTCTTTTCTTTAAATATGTTTTGCTGAACTTGGTGTAGTTGTTCTGTATCGCCATGTTTGTATAAATCCAGAGCATTTTTTAATGTTGGATTATTTCCAGCAAATTTGCTCATATCGTTCATCATATTATCAACGCTTCCGAACCTTTGAGAAATCATTTGCTGAATTCTTTGTTTCATTATTGCGTTTGGGTTGAAATTCATCTCTGATTACCTCCCTTCTGTGTCTTGGGCGGTTCAGATTGTATTGGCAATAATTCTTTAATTTCAGAAATTTCAGCATGAACATCATCACGAAGTTGATTAATCAGCGAAACAATATCAACTTGATTTGCATTATTGGTTTCTGGTTGTTCTCCTTCATTTACAAGTCTATAAGTGAAAATTCGGCTTCTGCCATCTGCCTGTAACTGTTTTCGGTAAACTTCTGTACCGTCAGTTTTTGGATAATAGACAGGGTTTCCAGACATATCTACATCTTTTGCCTTTACAGTATCAATACCATCGACCATCTGTCCTTGCAACATGGGGATTTGTGGTACTTGTGGCATTTGCTGTATTGGTTGCTGAATCTGTGCCTGTCCGTATGGCATTGCCTGCTGATAACTATTCTGTAATTGTGCTAATCTATCTTGATACGGTTGTATTTGTTGAAATGGTTGCGCAAAATACGGATTACCATACTGCATATCTCAAACCTCCCTTGTTTTTATAACTATATTTTACAATAATAAGAGGTTGATTAACACGCCATGATAACGCCATAAATACGCCATTTTCTATGAATACAAAGAAAAGCCCCGATAATACATCGGGGCAACTTTCATAATTTTCTTCTTTAATTTTCTGTTTATGCGGTCTACGGTTCTTGTGCTGTAGCCCATGATTTCTGAAGCTTCTGCAAGTGTTTTTTCTTCGTAAACACGCAATCGGAATAACTCTTTTTCTCTGGAATCAAATCCAGCTTCACGCAAATAGAAGATTCTTTCATCTTCCGAAAAGTCTTTATAATTATCCATTCCACCGTCCTCCCTGTTAGTGGAATCAATATTACACCGGGAAAATGCCTTTAAGGGCAAAGCCTAAAACAATACCGATTATGCCAGTTATGACATAAGCAATAATTTTGTCCTGTAATTTTCCTGGTTTTTCCATGAGTGCTTTTAAATTGTCGTTCATTTCGTCAACTGTATCTTTGATGTGTCCCAAGTCATTGTTGTATAAAGCAATTTTCTGTTCCAGCGCATTGATACGATCGAAAAAAACTCCATCCCTTTTGGAATGCTTTTCTTTCATCTCATGGACGGCACTTTCCAATTCTTTCAAGCGGTGTTCGTTGATACACTCGTGTTCACATCCCATCGCTATTCCTTTCCATCACTCCCATTTTTTAAGATATTGCTTCTACCCACCTAATTTGAAGCACCCCTGCGATACGTGGGAGGATTGACGTATCACGCACACACCATCTTAGAATCCGATATATGGAAAAACGCCATGATTTACATAGATTTCAGTTTCGGAATTCCAATTTCTGTTTACAGAAGATTCAGAATGTGATCCTTGGAATTCAGCTCCTTGTTTCACCAGAAAGAAAAGAGCCAAATCAAATATGCAATCATAGCAATTTTCCATATCGGAATTTATTTTCTCATCGCTGTAAGATGAAGGATAATTCCTTTTCTTCTTAAATGAACGAATAGCCCTCTTTGCCGAAAGAGGAATCATCCTCGCAGTTTCTTCATCATCTTCAAGATAATTTGTCAAGTCCTCTATAAGCTGTTCGTCCATTTAATCACCTACCTTTGCTGAGATAAAATCTCTGATATTATTCCAGCCTTATTAGTTGCTGCCAGGGCATAGCCGTTATCACTTGCAAGTTGTCTTAACTGAGATACAGTCATATTAGACAACTCGCTTTCTGTATGCTTATGTTTTGATTCATCATAATCACTTGCTACAGATGGTGACTGGCTGTTTTCATCGAGACTATGCCCGGTTATTCCCCCGCCTTGGTACCGATCACGATACCGCCGTTGGCTTTGGGTACAACCGGGACGAACATACCGGATGCTTTTGTCCATACTGCAACTGGATCCTGTGTAGCCCACATGGAAAGGGTTACGAAAGAACGGTTCTCTTCCTGAATGAACTGTCTGTATTCAAGCTCTTCCGGTGTTACACCCCAAAGGCCAGAGCCAAATGAGCCATTCGCATTTGCTTCATACAGAGTAAACACATCTTCTTTGAAGTATCTTCCTGTTTTCAGAGTTCCGTCTGCTTTTCTGTAACGATATTTTTCATCACAACGATCAATTGTGAATCCGTACTCCTGCATAAGCAGATTTGTAAGCTCCTGTTTTGTCAGAAGACGTTTGTTTGCAGATCCAAGAACTGCGGTCTGCATTGCAGTATTGTTCCGCATGTAATTAATCATCTTGAGAGAACTAAGAGCTTTGTTTATCACATATCCGTTATCTTCTGCAATGGCTACCATTTTTGAGATATCGCCCATGATATCTGCGCCTGGCTTAGACCAATCTGTAAGTGTTACTTTTGCATCAGATGTAACGCCGTAATCAATGCTCATATCCACATGATTTTCCTTAATTTTTACAATACCAGTGGAAAGGAACTGGCCTTTCATTACATTCGCCCTTGCGACTACACCCTCGAAAAGATTGGCCGCATCGTCAAATACAAATTTTTTGAGATTATTGTCATCTGGAACACCATTTTCGATTGCTTGCTGTAATCGCTCAGACTGATTGATTTTTCTCTTGATGAAAAGTTTCTCGGTCAGTACCTTTTCGAAACCAGGTCTGGAACCGATTTCTGCTTCGGTATCAAGTGCATGGACAAAAGCTACCTCTGGCAGTCGCTGTCCAGCCATAAGTCTGTAATACTCTGCTTTCAGATACTGGGTCTTTGTATCCGGGAAAATGGTGCCGAGGATGCCAGGTCTTTTTACATCAAAACTCTGGGAGAAATTAAGTCTCTCTTCCTCTGTGATTGTTTCTAATACATTAAATGGCATTTGTCATACCTCCTTAAAATACTGGGTCTTCTGTGACTACAAAAACAATTCCTGCTTTTTCAAGCTCTGTTTTTGTAGTAGTGTCAACTGCTACTGGAAGTCTCTTTTCGAGAACACGTCCTGCGACAATCACGGAAATTGGTCTCTTGGTATCATCTGTCATATCAACATCTTCAAATACAATGCCGATTGCACCTGTCGCATTTGTTGAATATACGGAACCTGCTTTGATAATTTTCTTAGTTCCAACTGTTTCAGCATTTGTCTGGTCTGCTGTGTAGGTTTTAAGTACAAGTCCAACCTCGGATTCGAGAATATTTGGAGTGGACTCATACTGCTCTGTTTTCATAAAAGCCATTATTTATATCTCCTTTACTTAAATATTTACAGGGGCGTTATCGTCCGCTGATTTAGTTTCCTGGTTCATTTTTGCTGAGTAAGCTTTTGCAAATTCAGCAGCATCGCTTTTTACTGTAGCTTTGCTGCCACTACCGCCGCCCGGATTCGGAGTGTTTTCCAATGCTTCCTTCTCCCAAGCTGCTTTTGCGGTATCAAGTGCTGTTTTATTTGCTTCGGAAACTCCCTTAACAAAAGTTTCGACTTCTTTCATTGCATCTTCTGGTTTCTCATACGGTGCAGATGCGTATGCTTTAATAGCACTCGCGTATGTTTCGGTTGAAAGCCCTGCATTTGCGAACATAGAAGTAATTTCACTGGTAAGGGCTTTTTTGTTGGATTCTGCAAGCGCAGCTTTCAAATCAGCTAACTCCTTATCCACTGCTTCCTTTTCTTTCTTGCGTTCAGCTTCTAGCCGTTCTGCTTCGGTCATGTTCTGCTTTTTCAACTCTTCCAACTCTTTTTCCAGGGAATCTGCTTTTTCAGCTTTTTCCTTCAGAGAAACATTTTTGTCTTTCTCTTTCTTAGTTTCAGCAGAAATAGAATCAAGAAGCTTAGAAACCTGTTCCTCGGAAGGTTCTGCAACTCCCATACCGATAAGTGCCTGTTTTGCCTGTTCTCTTGTCATTGAAATCTCCTTTCTTCCAGTCCAATACGCTTTTTCAACACGGTTCGCTCCGCACATGATCTGTACCCGATTTACGCTCACGGGCTGTTGCAATTTATTTGATTTTGGGTATTAAAAAAGAAGCCTTAGATTTCTCTAAAACTCCTTAAATAATCGAAATTTGGTTCATTCTTCGTTAGATGGAGAATTTGCCATTGGTTCTGTTTTGGACGGATTTTGAAACTTTCCGTCAAGTAATTGCTGTGCTTTCTGCATTTCCGCTTCCGGGTCTGCCAGTTCCGGGTAAATAGTTCCCAGATACGGTAAACTCATTTCGTAGACTTTCTGCGGATCACTGAAAAGCCCACAAGTAATCAATGCAATAAGCGGATGAATTTTATTTTTAAACAGATAATCAAGTGCCTGTGCTTTTACAAGCATATTGTCTGTTGGGTTTCTGGTTATCTTTACATCAAAATCTCGGGTTGAGATATTAACATCATTTGACGTGCCACGGATAATATTCAGAATAATTCTAGCAGATTCCTTTTCGGCTTCCTTGGTGAATGCTTCTACCAATTTCGCATCTCTTTCTGCGAAGTCCCATCCATTACGAAGGTATACGGCATTTCCTGTATCACCTCCGCTATTGCTTTGGCGGTTTGGCATTGCTTCCACAATCAGCATATTATTGTAGATATCATCCTTTGCAACCTGGCTCTCTGATTGATTCAGTTCAGCGGTCATCAGTTCAACATCCGACTGACAGCCATTTCCAGTATCTTTAACAGAGATAGCACCAAGTTTTACCATTTTCAAAAACTCGTTTTCGTCTACCTCACAGTTCTTAAACTTCATAAAGGCTTGCACAAACTGTTCCACGCCATTTAATCTATCGGACTGGTATTTGTTAATTGCATCAAATAAGGTGATTGCAATTTCAACATCTGAAAGTCTGTCGTGATTATTTGGACATTCAACAATTGGAATCCCGCCAAAACCATTGATGCCGTAGTTAGTTACTTTTCCATTCTTGATTTCAAAAAACTGGTTCTTTGAATAACATAAATAATATTGCTGTTCATCTTCATCTTTTAAAATCTGCACGGAAAGCATTGGTTTCCCATTTCTCTGTGAGTATACAATGTAACAATCACCTGGATACGGAATGAAAATTCTAAACGGTGGTAAATCTCCGTTTTCTGTCCAGTCCTCTTCTTTCAGAATAGCCTTATAAGAAGTTCCTGTTGCACTCTGGTATATTGCCCTTTGGATGTTTCTTGCATCTGCATTGGCTTCATCCAAATAGTCATTCAGAAGGTCAACTTGCTCATTTATTTTTTCATCTGCATTTTTCTTTTTACATACATATTGAATTGGCTCCCCACAAATCTGTCCAGCTTTAAATTTTACAGTTTCAAACGCGTGATTTTCAACCACTCTGTTATTAACTTCTGGACGGACTATTTTGTTTCGGTATAATATCGGCTGATCGCCTTTCATGTACCGATACAAGTAATCAATCAATGTTCGGTTTCTATTATGTATGCCAATTGTATCTGAAACTACTTTTACTACATTTTGTGGAGTGATTCGGTCAACGCCTGTGTAGGCCACTTTTCGCCCGAACTCACCTCGGCATAAATCTACAAAATTCATTGTATTTCTCACGAGCCGAACCATCCTTTCTGAAAAATAAAAAGCACTGGATATTTTAATCCAATGCTCTACTTTATATTTTACACATATTGGCGGTATCATTCAGTATACTTCGGTATCATCTTTCAAAACCTTTTATCTTTTTTACTTCTGCCAAAGCTTTTAAGTGTTTTTTCTTAATATGTATTTCAGAATATCCCATCTCATCTGCGATACGAACCAATGATTTGTACTCAACATAATGCTTAAATAGTATGTTGTACAGCAACGGGTCTTCAACCTGTTCTATGGTTCGGACTATTTCCTGTTTTTTTTGTAAAAATTCGGATATCATTTTTGAAATCTCTTCTCGCAGATCAAATATCTTTGCAACCATATCTCCCATCGGATCACGTTTTACAGAAGTTTGTACCTTTTCTCCAACAAGGATTGCAGATACACTTGTGGAAAGAGAACTGAGCTGTTCTTCTTCGATAAGCTTGTTTTTGATTCTGTTATCATAATTTTCAATCTGTCGTAAATATTGAGTTGCAGTCATCATATTTTATCTCCTTCCCCAAAGTGGATTCTGTGTTGCTGTTGCGGTTCCTCCTAATGGATTCTGAACATAATCAGATAGCATTGCTAAAGAATCTATTCCGTCATCATGGAGTACCTTCGCTCTGGTAGTATAAGTGGTTACATTTGCCATGAATAAGCCATAATCTGATTTTGGTTTATACTGACTTTGGTGCAAAAAATAAAAATGATTTGCTATAAAGTTGGAATTGACAAGAATTTTCGTTTCTTTGTTAGTTGTCGTAACTTTTGTTTCAATTTTTGTACGGCATTTACCGTCAATAAGTTTTTGAACATTATGTGCTACACGGCTTCCAACATTATTTGATTCAAAACGCGACATATGCGGATTGTGCCTAATCAAAATATCCGCTGTTTTCTTATCCAAGATATCGTAGTCTGTGTTATCGTCAAACACTACATCTGGGATAAAATATTTATCTCCATACTGGTATGCAATTGGGAGAGACTCAAAATCAGTTCCTTTATCCTTTGTATCACACACAGACCAAATAGCATCCGGCTCTCTTTTTGGCATAATCACATATTCATCTGTACAGCCATCTGGAACATCTTCTCTGTCAAAGAAAAATCTTTTCAGCTTATCTGGTGGTAAAAGTAATCCCTCACGTTCTACTGGTTTCTGTTGATACAGACAGTTAAAAGAAATCTCGTCCATTGATTCTTTTGCGTCATTGAAATACTTTTCTGAAAATCCATTCACAGTGAATAAGAAATTGCTTTTTCCATCATCTGTTAATGCCGGTATTGCAATAAATCTTGCTCTTGGGTTCCCGGCATACAATTGTTGAAGTTTTCCAATAGGATCATGCACAGACCATCTGGTGGCAATGTAAAATTCCTTGCATCCCTCAAGTCTACGTGAGCGAAGATCATTTACTACTTTCGTCCATAATGTATCAAGTCGGCTCTTATTCAATGCTTCTTCGATACCAGACACAAGGTCATCCGCTGTAAGAAATCTGTTACAACGTGTAGCACCAGTCAAAGAACCATCAATTGATCTAAATGTCCATGTTTTGAAACGACCATTTCTTTCAAGATTTACAGTTGTTTCTTTTGCATTACTTGTCTTTTTACTTAAATCAATGTTTGGAAATATCTCACTCCACGTATATTCTACTGGATCATTAATAATTTCCAGAACACCATCATAAAGGGAACGTGTCAAAATACTACTGTGTGCGGATGACAGGTTAAAATCGTTTGGGAACCATCCACCGACCAGGGAAAGAAAGAAATCTTCTAGCGTAGATTTTCCGCAACCTGGCGGTACGCTCAATGCAAATATATCCAGTTTGTCATCCATCAAGTCTTGAAGTGAACCTATAATATTATGCTGCATAAATACATTTCTTCTTGGTTCGTAAAAACGCTCTTTTGGAATACGATTTTTTTCAAGATATAACAATCCACTGTCTACTTGATAATTCTGCGCTTCCAGTAATAAATACTGCCAATAGATATCATCAAAGTCACCACTACCAGTTAATGCAGCACACTTCTCTGCTATGTTATGTGAGTATTGACTTACTTTCATAGCCATTTTACGTGCTTCTTGGTTCTTGTCAAAAGGAAGGTCAATATTCATATTTAAGAGCAAATCAAGGCAATCTTTTTGATTTTGATAGATTGTCATGTCGCTACTGATAATCTGATTTAGGACCGTCCGATACCATTCAAGCGAACCTTCTGTGAATTTTTGCATAAAAAAAGCCAGACCTCCTTTCATTTTAGGATTTAGTCTGGCTCTCATGTGGCTCTCTTGACTTTTCTTTTTGTTTTTTGTATTCTAAATATTTTTCAAAACTATATTTTTCACAATATCTACAATTTTCTAATCCATCTGGTTATGGATGTATACACGGAATGTTTCTTAATTTGAACCATACAATTTAATCACTTAACTTTCTGCAAATTTCAATAAAATCTGACTTACTAAGTTCTTTCAGCTTGTCAGCATATTTTGGAAATTCATGTGTATATATCGGATGACCTAAAAGTTTTTCTGCGTATTCGTATGCAAGTTTTCGGTCATCCCCTGTAAGCATACAAATTCCTGTATAGGTTTCAATTACTACGGCTTCTTGTTTTGTCATACATATCCTTTCTTGATAAAATCATCTTCTTAATTCCGTAAAAATATTTTCAATTACTTTCCACTCTGCGAATACTGCCATAAACAGTAATGGTACTGCCGAAAATCCCCAATGATTTTCAACCATTATTTGAATTGTGGCTATCAAATAATCTGCTACCCACTTGAATATAATAAAATTCGCAATTATCCAACATATTTTTCTTGCCTTCTTCACTCAATAGACCTCCATTTATTTCCACGGTATATTATCATTTTCGTGTTCCAAAAAGAAATCAACCTTGTCAACATATCCTTTAGCTATCAGTTTTTTTACACAATCATCAACTCTTACAGGAGATGTATACCTTGTAAATTCATTTGAATATACAGTCTTGGCTGTAATATTTCCGCATATTTTGCATTTTTTTACAATATAAGCATTTATATGAGTACCATTTCCGTAATCTATTCTGTCATAGCATTTCCCAATTTCCTCATATAGGTGGGAACATTTTTCTTTAAACCAATTCATACATTCACCTCACTGGAATCCCTAATTGTTTGTAGGTAAATACGGCAGTGTACTTCTTCCCACATTTGTAGCAAGTTTCTGTAATGGTGCAAGTCTTTTCTTTATCATTGCATTTCGATTCTGTATCCGAACTTTTGAACTTGCATCCACCTGTCAAAATACATTTAATCCGTTTTGTGTTCATACATTCACCTCGAACTCTTTCTTACAGTTGCTACCCTTGCATTTTAACTTCAAGTGCTGAATCTTCGTGCTTGGGCTAATCAGAAGCGCTTTCTTCTGGCAAAAAGGACAACAGGCGTATTTCGTTCCGTTAATATTCCGTATCAATGCCTGTCCATTCCACGGCTCGGGTGGGTTCATGTATTCAGAAAAATCTATTCCTTCGGATTCTAATGCTGACTTAATGCTCATTTATTTACCTTTCTATTTCTTTTATGCTTTATTGGTCTTCCCTCTTTGGCTGCCCTTTTTATCATTCGCCGCGCAACAGATTTAAAAACATTATCAAATTTCCGTTTCCCTTTTCTTCCAGCAATTTGTCTAAATTTTGGCTTTTTATTCATTTTTAAGCAGTTATTTGGTATTTTCTTAAAACCAATTTTCATGGCTTCTTCAATGCTTATTTTTTCTTGATCCATTAATTTTCCTCCGTTTCGGAATGCCATGCATTTTACGGAAATTGTTCTTGTTTATTCGATTTGGGGCAAATAGTGTCCAAAATAGTTCATCACTTAATTTACATTCAAATTCAATACTTAACGGCTTTCCTATGCTACAAAGTGTACCGTCCTCATTTCTGTGAAGAATACCGCCTTCGATAACAAAAGCACCATCCGAAATTGAAATCTCTGGTATTTCAATCACTTCACCATTACATGTAAAGAAATGCTTTAATTCGTTCTTTTCGCCCATATCAGCACATTCCTTTGTTTTTCCTTAAATTAGCGTATCGGTCAACCAATGTGTCAACAGTAACAGTTAACTCGTTGATTCTAATACAGTCATCCTGGTGTCGTTGTTCATACCATTCTATAGATGGATGACCAGTATCTACATTTTCAATTCCATCAATCGGAATCTTCCAGTTATCATTTTCAAGAAGCTTTTGGTTAAGTGTCTCCGATAAAGCTTTATAGTCCAGGATTATATGCTGTTTTTTCTCGCATTCATCAGCCAAACGAACAACTTCATTTTTCAACTGTTCTTCTGTCCAGTTTGCCATATCCTCAAATTTCATATTTACCACCTCTGTCTTCGAAAATTGTCTCTTCCAAGCATAAATTTTTCGGCTGAAAAATTATCCTCTACATCAATATGTGCTTCACGGTCTTGCACATCATATCCGTTTGAAGTTAATTCAAGTTTTGCAGTATATTCAGCGCCGCAATTGGTGCATTGCCATGTCACATTTAAAAAGAGTCATTTTTCTATAAAAGGGTTTGTGAAATCGGCATTTTCACATTTCAATATTCCACCGCAAACAGGGCAATTGCGTTTATCAAGTAAATTTAGCATTCAAATTCCCTCCTCTCCCTGTGCTTCATTTGGCACTCGATCATCTTTGCTACATTTTCACGTTCCTGTTTTATTCCATGCCCTTGCCTGAATAACTCGCATTCAAGAATGTTTCCGCACTTGGAACATTCATCTTTTATTTCTTTCCCATATACCTCAATCATTTTCATCACCACAGTAAATCAGTAAGTAATTTGCAAGTTTTCTAAGGTCATTATTCCCATACAGGCGAATACCTTCTTTTAACCCTCTGTTAATTAACCAAACAGCTAACTTTATTGGTTCTACAGGTGGCTCATCTTGGGATTTTTCTATCCTAAAATCATCGATTAAACCACCTCTATTTATAAGTTCAGAAAGTTCACTCATCGGTACTATGCCTCCTTGTTTTCCATCTTCTTTTCCTTCCAAAACTCACAACAGCATTCTGGTTCCGTAAAGTCTGCGCAATATTCGCTATCACCATTGAAACAAACCCATGTGAAGTCATCATGTTTTCTACAGGTTTTGCAATTAATTTCCATAACTATTTTTTCTCCTCATTAATTCCGTTAAGAATACTAATAAGCTGTTCTTGGTTAATTTCCTGTGTACATGGCAAAAAATGGTCTTTTATAGTCTGTAAAGCAAAAAACATAGGTGAAATAAATGATATTCGCATTGAAAATGTACATTCGCTTTGCAGAAAATATTTTATTGGATAAAGTCCGTGTGAAATGTGATAATCCGCAATAGCAATTGCTTTCAAAATGTAATCTTTTGTTTCAATAGTTTTAGTTGAAAAATTAGTTTTCAGAACAAGTTCATTTTTAATTTGGAATAATGTTTTACGTAAAAACAATTCTGTATCTCTTCTAGTAGGTGCAATGTATAAAATAATCGGTTTTCTCATTTCTTATACCTCACATTCAAAATCCAGTGTGCCGACTTGAACGGCATAAATCTCCCAACGAGAAACACTGGAACTTTAAGGGGGAAAATGCAACTTCTGGCAATGGCAATTTGCCAGATAGAAACAACAGGAATCGAACCTGTGTCACATGATATTCAGTATCATTGCTCTACCACTGAGCTATGTTTCTTTTACCGCCTGTCACGGACAGTTCTTTTCAAAAGAACTGGGATGATTTTCAAGTTTAAATTAAATATCTCCGGGATTTCTATTATTTGCCTTATCAGTATCGAAACCTTCTGGATATCTTGCCATGAGCTTGTCTACGTTCATCTGTAAAATTTCATCAAGATCAAAACCAAAGCTCTCGCATAACATAGCCACATACCACATTACATCTCCGATTTCTTTCTTTAAATGCTCTTTATCCAGTTCTTTTTCATGGAATACCCATTTTTTAACCATGTCCAGAACTTCTCCTGTTTCTCCAGATAAACCTAAACAACCATTCAGAACACCACCCATATCGTTTAAGTCTTTTGTTATATGGAAATCCTCAACTTTCCCTGTGAACAGTTTCTTGTAAAGTCGTTCACTTCCTTTACCATCATTTGTTCTCATTGCTAATTTCTGATATTCGCTACCTGTCATATTTTTCCTCCAAGTTTTTATTAATTGCAGGAGACGGATTCGAACCGTCGTTTTCATGGATATGAGCCATGTGAGATTCCACTTCTCTATCCTGCCAGAACCCGGAAGAACCGGGTTAGCAATAGGTTTATCGTGTTATGCTTTCCACTATCTACAAGTTTTAGTGCCGTAGATTCACTGGATATTTTTATGCGTCTTTGGACGGTATCTCTTGAAAACTCCTTTTATTAACGTGCGCTGCGTTAATGTTTTTAACTCCGAGATATACCAGCCGGGAAATCAGATCCATTTAAGCTACGCCGTATCGCACCTAAATTTACCTAATCCACACGCTCAACTGGAAGTTTTTTCCACCCATATTACGGATGAATGGCATTTAGAAGAAATGGAAGCTATGGGATTCGAACCCAGGACTTACGGCTTATGAGGCCGTTGCTCTTACCGCTGAACTAAGCTTCCTGAGATACCAGAAATAAGCCCGCCATAGATTTATTTCTGGCACTGTTGCAGTTCTTGACCACCAGCCACAACAAAGGTTTTCTGAAACGCTTTTGGATTTCAGAAAGTCTTCCGGGACATTTGAAGCCCCTTTAATCAGCCCCGTTGGGCTAGAAGACCGGAGTGAAAAGTGTTTCAAAAAGAACACTTGCGGAATTAACAAAACCGCAAACTGGGCTAACTGGATTCGAACCAGTAAATGCAGCAGTCAAAGCGCTGTGCCTTAACCGTTTGGCGATAGCCCATCAACCCCGGCGCACCATTAAAACCGGGGAAGTCGTGATATTAAGCTAAACAAGTATATAAACTTTCCGCTCTTACTGATTACTCTTTTCCAGGAGGGAAATTTTCTTTTTCTAAATATTCAATAATTCCTGGCGTATTCATCAATAAGAGCTTACGCTACTCTGGATGCCTCGACTTATCACTTTCATAGGTTTTCCCGAGCCTACATGGATTAAGTCGAAGCGGCGCTTTTATGAATTTAACCCTTTCGATTAACTCAATCGGGATAATTCTAATTGGAATTAGTAGATACATGGGGTTCTCCTCTTATTCTGCAAAAATCCAATCCTCTGCTAACATATCTGCTTGAGATGCAAGCCATCCCATCTGTACGCCAGATGTTCCGACAAAAGCAATGGCTTTGTTTCCGATTGCATCATGTTCACAATTTACAATTTCATTATCAGCAGTCTTATATGAAATTCCAGTGGCAATCTGAATGTACTGTTTCTTTCCATTCCAGCCTTTACGAGACACTTTAAGTCCTCTTTTCAGATAACGGATAGCGTCACCAAATCCAAATGTTGACTGACCACCAAGAACACCACAGTTATTCTCATCAGCAATCATCCAGTCATCTCGCTGTGTGTGCATGAAAGTATATTCTACTCTCTGTGTTTCACGGATATCGAGAACTGCTCCCTGGCCTTGATCGGAATCTTTTGGTCTGCAATGAATCATAATCGTCTGTTTTTCATCGTCCCAACACCAGTAACCATTCCATCCTGGAAGTTTCACTTTTGCTCCCTGTTTCATAAGTTTTAATGCTTCTGAAAATTTCATTTCTATATCCTCCTTTACCTCGTGCAAATTAAGAAAATATTCAGTGCGAAACATATTTCTAAACAAATACAGAATAAAATCTGTATTACGCTTGTCTTTCCTTCTTCGTCCAGTATGGCTAAAGTACCGGCAAGAACCAGAACGAAAAATGCAAGATTTACAGCTGTTCCGATTACATTAAGTGCATTCATTTTCTTTTTCCTCCCCAATTAAGAAGTCCAGAATTTTTTCTGCAATCTCTTCCTCTGGCTCAAATGGCATTCCACAGTAATTGTATGATTCTAAAGCCGATTTTAGGCTTGCTTTGAATCCATTGTAAATTTCTCCGTGTTGTAGCAGTTCGTGCCTTAAAACTGAAATTGCATCAGTAATTGATTGAGAAGTGACACTGATTTGTGCCAAGCACTCCATCTCAATGTCTGGAACAGCCATCATTTTAAATTCAACCACTGGTATTTCATCTACTGCGGTATGAAAATTTACTGATTTCACTCTTGGAACTTCATTTCCATCAATAAAGTATTTTGTACCAAGCCAATCATAAGGGTTGGGGTTTGTGATTTTTACTATCGGCATCTTCGTACCCCTTTCTTTTAGTTTTACAGTAGAGAAGAAGGTGTTTCGCAATCTCTTCCAACTGCAAAATGTTGTATTTTGGAACTTCCCATGTTTTTTGCTCTAATAATGGAGACGGTGGAATTTTCTCAGTCGGTAGTTCGTTAGTTACTGTGGCATTGATAAGCATAGACGCTACATCAATAGGTGATTCTGGAAGACAATCCTTGTTATCACTTATTTGTGCATCCGGCATGAATAACTTTTTCCATTCTCCGTTTTCATTTGAAAATACTTCTCCGTTTTGTACTTTAAGTTTTCTAATAGCTTCTCTTGGAATATCTTCTTCTTTTTCACATTTACGAACATCATTCTCAATGATGTATAAAAAACAATTCATCCTTCTTCCACCTCCCCGAAATATTTTTTGTAAAGCTTATGGTTGTAATACCACAGATGTTGCATCACAAAAATTTTATCAATACATTCCAGCTCATAATACATCACTCTGTACTCAGCGGTTCTGTCTCCGTTTTCATCAACACTATAACCAGCTAATTCAGATTTTGATTTTGCGCCAAACCACCTACCGTTCTTTGTAACAAACAAAGAAATATTTCCATATTCACAAACATATGTGGCAGTTTGAGTATCATACAATCTGCCATCAGCTAATATTGCTTTTGCGTGAATTGGCCTCACCAGTTTCCGAATTGCCGGGGATTCCTGTCCGACATTTTCATATGCTTGGTTTGTTTCCGAAACGCCTTTTTTATTTTTTGAGAAAAATTTAAGCACGCCTTTTCCTCCCGAAATATTCATCAACTGCCTGTCTCACAATATCCGATACGCTCCTGTCCGTCCGGTTCTTCTCTTCCAGGAGCCTTTTTTTCTGTTTTTCGGAAAATCGGATGCGGATGGATTCGGATTGCGGGTTATGCTTTTTCATAGGTAGTATCCATCTTTACGGAAAGAATCGGTTTGTCATCGGCTTTAGCCAGAAGCGTAATACCTTTCCCATTCTCCCAAGATGATGTCATGAGTTGAATATTTGAATTTCCGGTTTCGTTACAAATATTCAAAAGCTGTTGTGCTATATCCATCAACCTTGATCGAAGGTATCCGTCATTGCTTACTATTTTTTCCATCTTGTGCCTACCTTTCTGCGAATGTTATCAGTTATCGAAAATCGTTTATTGCTTTTAATTTCTGATTAGCAATTTCGACCTGAGAAGCAAGTACGCTACGTGTCACATCTCTTATAAACGATTGTTCTAGTGTCATGCTTTCACTGTAAAACAACGTCGGAGCTGTGAGTACATAGATTTCAATATCCAAATTACAAAGCCGTCTCCATATTCCTTCGATTTCATTCTTGGTATTTCCAATATCATCAACTCCGCAAATAATTAATGAATCACCCTTTTTCATGTTTTCACAAAGAAGTCTAAAATTATTATTTTCATCTGCCAAATCGAAAATAAACGAGTCGATTTCTTCGTTCAAAAGTATCTTTTTCTTTGCTTCCAACGGGAACCATAATCCAGATTCTCTTGCGTATCCTATCTTCATGTTTTATACCTGCCTTTCTTGGTATTGCCTTATTTTTAGTATGGCAGAGAAACAGTTAAGGCTTACTGCTTGTCGTGTTCGAATCACTATCCCTGCCATGTTAAGGAGAGCTTTTTTGTTTTTTCGGGCGGTTTTGGTGGTGACTACCGCTGACTGGGGTTTTATATATACCCCCTCCCGGTCATCCAGTACGGACGCTGGCAAGTCAGCCCACCGCCCCATGGGAACCGCTGCCCTTGCCTGGTCGCTGTCTATCGGATGCCTTCGGCAGTGGTCAAGGGAATGTCAATGTCTTTAACATTTTATCTATACGACAAACACAGATTTGTCTTATAGATCTATTTATTTTTCTATACATCATGTACAAATATAATCGTCATTATTGTGCATATTGTATGATTCCATGCGTTTACTGCCTTTTGTCCGTCCATCATGTACATTTTTACCGCTTCTGTTGGTTCTCCCAGGCTTTATAACTCCGGTTTTTCCATCTCTGGAAGCTCCAGCGCCGCTTTGTGCTTCTCCGCGATCTGCTGGGCTGTCTGCTGTGGTACTCCGTATTGCTGCGCGGCTTGTACTGGTGCAGTTTCTGCCATTCCATAGGCGGCTTTTGCAACAAATATCAAATTCGCATTTGTTCCGGTCTGATTATGTAATCTATTGATTGCGCAGTTTTTACAAATATCAAACCATTTTTTAGCCGTGTCACCATGTGATGAGTTTGTTCTATACACTCCATTCATCCAGTCAGTAAACGTTGTACGATTAATCCCAACTAAAAAGCTAAATACTTCTAATGTTGGCAATACATGATATTTACTGCATAATCTCACATAAGTATTAAACATTTTATCTAATAGCTCTATATTGTCATTACTTGGCTTTTGTATATGATCTGCAATATAAAAAATCATATCTACAAAGCTATCTGATACCTCTTTTTTGTAGTTTTCGTTATCTGGTGATATACATAATACAGTATTTATATATTCATCAGCATATATATTAATATTATCTAAATAGATTTCTATATCTTGTGCTTTTACTGCATTATCTTTCATGTTATCACCTCACTTTAACACGTTAATTTGCAAATAAAAAAGAGAATGTCACCGGGTAAAGCTTATTCCCGGAAGGTTTCCGGGTGTTCGGGTACATTCTCTAAAACTCAAAATAAAATATTCTGTTTTCTTTGTTGCTGATACCTTAACACAGTTTTTAATATCTTGTCAAATTTAATTTTGCATAAAATAAAACCATATATTTTGTTAATAATTAATAAATAATAATTGGGTTATTATATTATAATCTTTATTTGTAGTTATATCTTATATATTATTATACGGTACTGTATAGCATATCTTTTAATAAACTCCAGCTTTAGGAATCTAGGAAGGGCAGAGAATAATTATATAATTATATATAATATAATGGCGGCTACATTTTCGTAGATTTGCATAATAAAAGCCAGACCTTCCAGGAGTTTCTATCCGGCGTGATCTGGCTTGTTATGCGTGTTATTTAATTAACGATTCTGTGTACTTTCAGCCTCTGCCCTTCCTGAGTTCCGTCAGCTCTCGTTATCTGATAGCCTAAAGAAGTTTTAGAAAAATGTCAAGCGGTATTTTAAAAATATTTTTCTTGACAATTTGCCAAAAGCTGTGTTATTAAAATATTAACAGGCTCGGCGGCGGGCTGGTCTCTTTTCCTTACCCGCCCC